TTAACGGTTAGAATCTTGTATAGAATCACAAGACCATCTGCAGCGTGTTCTGTAATGGAATCTACAGTATATGTAATACTATCAATAGTAATCTTATCTTTAACTGCAGGTACAAAACTTAAATTGTTATTAGCTAAATAAAATAAAGCAGAATCTCTGCCGATCATATTTGGAAAGTTATACTGACTAGCTCTGATGTGTTTCTTGTACATTTTAACAGAATGCGATGTTTCCGTATTGGTTGTACTACCCGTTTCAATATCATAAGTACCTTCAGTTACAATAACATAACTGCAGGTTTTACCATGCGTATTAATTGCTTTTAGTGCTATTGCTAAGTATTTATCCATAGTGTTTCCTTGGCTTAAATACCGAATGAACTAGGACGATAAGTGAATGTCTCAGCTTGTGGGTCTTTTACGATGTTGTTATCTAAGTTAGAATCATTGGCTAACATATCTTCTTTTGAGATACCGCCAGCATAACCTTGTACTTTTTCGTACATTGCATTGAGGTCAGGATTCTTGATATACATCTGCAAAGCTTGCATGTAATTCTTAGCTGCAGAAGCACCTTTGATACTAAAGATGTCAACTGTTTCGTCAGTACGCATGGAAAGCTTGAGCATGATACTCTTAGCTGCATCCATTGCTGAACGATGTAAAGCATTTGAGTTTTTAGTTAAAAAGTACGTATACTCAGCATCACTCATAATAGGGAATTCGGCTGAAGTATCACCTAGTTCATAGCGAAGGTCTTGAATTGTAGCCATTTATTATTCCTTGTATTATAAAATATCTAACATTAATCCTGTATTCTAACATGCGTAATGTTACAAAGCAAGACTAATGTTAGAAAGCCCCCGAAGGGGCAATCTAAGTATCTAACGATTAGTTAGAAGTGGTTAGCTGAACAACAGCTTGTGGGCGGCGAATCAAGTTCAAGAAGTTAGCTTCTGATTGAATCTGAATTTCGCTGTCTTTTGGATCACGGTAAGTGAATACATAAGCTTGCTCACCAATGGTGTTAACATGGCTGAACTTGTTAGCAGGGCTAAAGTAAGTCTTGAACATGTCAGAAGTACCTTGTGGTAGCATGTAAGCTTCACCAGCAGGGATTAGAGGAGAACCGTTGTAAGAACCACGGTATTCGATGTACTCAACACCACCGTGTACGAAACGGCGATATACACCAGAACCTAGACGGTTACGGAGAGGCTCTTGAGTGCTTGTGTAGTACTTGTAAGCTTCTTTAACAGTAGCGTGGTTGATTAGCTTACCGAAGAATGCAGGTGAGCATAGTACGATAATGTTGCTAACAACTTCACCACTCTGGATTGTATCCTGAATGTGAGCGATACCTTCTTCTGACTTAGCGTTTAGGTCAGTGGTAGAAGTACCGAGTACGAAGTCGATGGACTTACGGGTGATACCGAAATCAGTGTAGAAGTTACCAGCTACAGTACCGTTAGGAGCATAGATAGCACCAACAGTGATAGCGTAGGCACGAGCAGCTTCTAGAGTTACTGAGTGGTTCATACGGATGCGCTCTAGCTTACGAGCGATAACAGCGGCTTCAGTTTCAGCTTGATCAGCAGAACCGTAAGCACGTTTACCTTGTACATCTTCAGGCTTAACAGCATCATCCATTGGGAAGTGAGGAATAGCGAATGAACGTAGAGCACGAGTGTCGCTCTTAGCTACGTTGTTGCGCTCACCACGGATTTTGTCGGTAACTAGACCGAGTGTACCTTCGCTGGATTCAACGGTAACGCTGTGTTGAGCTACGCCTTCTTCACCGAATAGACCTAATTCATTGATCAAGCCCCATTTATTAGGAACTAAGAGTAGTTCTTCTGTGTAATCGACTAGCTCAAATGGTTTTTCAAAACTACGAGTTTGCATTATAATTTCCTTGTTTTATTGTTCGGTAAGTTAGTATCAGACTGCATCGTTGCAGAGAATACCCTTGGCTTCTAGAGCAGCGTATACAGCATCTTTTTCAGCAGTTAGGTTGTAGGTTGCATCTAGAACTAGACCATCCTTAGATACAATAGCTGGACCACGTACTAGGCATAGAACCTTAGTGTCGGTAGTAGCAGCAACAGCTTGCTCAACCATTACGATAGCGTCAGCAACTTCTGAACCATCGGTAGCAGTTTGTACGGCGATTTTGTATTTACCGCCAGTGGTTACCTTACCGAGAACAGTACCGGGAACTAGAGTGGCAGCAGTACCATTATAGGTAACAGCTACACGGCAGTATGCAGACTCAGGGAAGAGTTCTTGCTTGACAACGTTAGAAAGACGTTTTGCTTCAGTTGCGATTAGTGGCATTTTATTTCCTTTTTATTACTTAGTTACTTGCTTGGCTTTAAGTAATTTTGCCACAGCAGATTCTTTAACAGCGGTTTCTTCTTGAACGGAAGCACCTTTTTCTACGAACATCTCAGATTTTTCAACAGTAGTCATCATTGCTTCCATAGCAGCGAGGAATGCTGTAAAATCATCTTCGGATTCTAGAGATAGAGCAGCCTTAGCGATTGCTTCTACCTTGCTCTCGTCTTTAACGATTGCTTTAACTTTTTCAGTTTTCGCTTTATTGATAGCTTCTTTTTTCTCAGCTTCAAATTGAGCGATTGTTTCCATAGCTTTTTGTAGTTGTACCTTCTGCTCATCTAGAGCTTTTTGTACAAGTTCAAATTGAGCTTTTTCAACGGTTTCGACTTTAACTTCGTCTTCCATCTTGGTTTTCTCCAATTCTTCTTTGTTAACAGAGGTAGACACCCCTTCAATATTCTCAACGCCAGCGTTTGTTGAGGTATCATTACCGTCTGCGGAAGCAGCAGGTGCAGATTCTTTTGTAAGAGACTTCTTGATCTTAGTAAGAGTACTAGCCTTGTGACCAACCAAAGTTTCAGTAGGTTCACCATCTCTGTAAATTCTAATTAGAGCAGCAGGGTTCTCTGCAGTAGCATTAATGCTAAACTCAGTACCGGGAACACCCAAAGTACCTTCGGTCATTACATGTTCAATTTTACCACTGGCTTTACCACCACTTGAGTTCCATTGCACCATGTCACCAGTTTTAGGCTTATATGCTTTTTGTAATTCTTCAAATGCTTTTTCGACTCGCTCTTGGTCGTTGAGCATTGCTAGATATTCTGTTTCATCCAAAGAAGATAGTACATCAGCTAGACTTTCAGCTTCATGTGCGGATTTCAAAATCTCGAAAGCTTCCATCTTGGACTGAATGTAATCTTCGTAGCTTTCCATTGGTTCAGAATAGTCTTCAGATTCAGGCTTCTCGTAACCCATCATACGAGCTAGGACTTCAACGTCATCACCGTACATTCCAAAGAACTTACGCAAGAAATCAGGTAGTTCCATAGTTACACGAACTTGTTGCATCTTTTGTACAAACTCTTCACTGAACTTATTGCTTTTTAACACAAGTGCATAGTCGTGTGTATTAGCTGGACCACCTTGTTGCTTTGAAGTCAGAGCTACGTGAGCACCTTCTTTTTCAAAACTAATATCGGATAGTTTTCTTTTAGCTTTTCGTTGTGTTGCCATTATTAATCATCCTCTTCGATTGATTCGACAGATGCTAAAGCACCAATACTCAAACCATTAATTTCACCAGACTTGATTAATTCCCATAGATTATCATCTAAGGATTGAATAGTAGCTAACCAAGTACCTTTTTTTACGAATTTATCACCCAATACAAAGTCAGTTGGGCAGCAGTAACTTTCACAGAATTCAAAGGTATCGGTTTCAACTAAATGAAACAAGTTAGCTTTCATGCTGTATTTATTAAAGTTATGACAAGCTTTACGAACTTCAGCTTCACTGGTTACATCACCGTGAGCATCAATTTCCTCTGGAACCATTACAATAAATGTAGCTTGCCTTAGTTCCTCATCAACTGCTTTTGTAATCGGAAGCTTTACTCCCGGTAGTTGATCTTCTGCATTAACTTCTTCGTCTGTAATCTCTTTGATGTAACTCTTTAAGATTTCTTCTTGTTTTAATACTCGTCTAGCAAAAGCTAAACCAGCAGAACCACCCCAAAGTAGCCAAGCGATAGTACCAGCGGTAGGTCCACCATCTGCTTCTTTTTTCTTAGGAGCATAATTCTTTTCGTGTCTGCTAAAGAAAGCGTACATGCGTTTAATGGTATCTAAGCTTAAGTTACCATTAATGATATCTCTTGCTCTAGCTACACCAGAACCTACACCTTCGCTCTTAGCTTGAGAAGCGTCTAAGCCACCACGATTCCATTTCTCTCGTAGTGCCAAACCTCTTCTTGCATTATTTCGCATTGCATCTGTGGGAGCAAAACTTTTAGCTTTGTTAATTTTATCCATGCTCACCTCTTTATAAACATATTAAACATAATTATATCACATTTTTTAAGTAAAATCAAGTACAAATATTTAAAAACATCATATGTTAATTATATCGTAGTTTTCTTCCGGGTTTAAAAGTCTAGGATCAACCAAAGGATCGTCTTCAACAGATAGAATTTTCTCTACACCTGATGGAGTAAAATACTTCAATAACTCCTCTGCTGAAGTCCAGAATATGTCAAGTTGTTGTACTGTTAAATCTGCCATATTAACTTGTCTTTAAAGCTATACCGTATCCAGTTCCGCAGTTAAAAAATGTATAAACATCTCCACTAATTAACATGCTATCCCCTGTAAAACCAGCATTTGGTCTTGTCCAATAAATGTCAGTAGTACCCGTAACTGATTGAATCGGATGACCCAATGCTCCTATTTGTAAAAATACTGGAGTTACCTGATAACGTGGTGACCCAATTGAATCAATGGAGTTATTACGTAAATTGTTTGCAGTTTGAAATAAGGAACCAATATTTAAAGTAGGTAAGTTAGATACTATGTTACCCGGACTATATGTACCGTAAAAAGTACCCGTATTCACATCAGTAACACCGAATACAGCACTCATCATAGTTCTAGTTAATACACCAGTAGTTGATGTAGGAATGATAATTGTTTCAGAGGTGAAATTGGAAGAAGTAGCATGACAATATTGTACAAATGGAGCCGTACCATAAAAACGGTTAACATCAGACATTGACATTTCCCACACGGCTTGCATACCACGAGCTTCGTTAACTATAGTGATTCCACGAGGTGTAGCAATAACATGAATAATATCATTAGCTGCTACCCGTAAAGCTACAGTTAATGTATCATTACTACCGTTAGCTGCAGGGGAAAAGTACCTTGGACCCTCATTGGTTAAAACACCCAAAGAAGTAGCTGACGTAGCTCCTGTCATTGTAAATAAAGTAGTGCTTGCTGATTGTGTTCCAATATAGCTAGTACTGAGTGCTACGTATTTTAATGCAGAAGTTTCTAAACAAGGCGCACTAATTACTAAGTTACATTGGGAACCTGATGCTGTAAATCCTGTAACACCAATAGCAGCAACGGTTGGTCTATCATTAGCATTGTTACTACCAACATAAGTCCAACCTGCTGGATTATTATCAATAATAACTGAAGATGATGTACTAAAAGCTCCAAGTAAAGCAGTGGTTGGTGTACTAGAAGTA